TTTAAGATCAGTTTCTACTCTATTTTGAGCAGTAGTAATCATTTTAAGTTGCTCACCGATAGATTTTTGATCCTCACGAATCTCCCTAAGTGTTTGTAATATTAAATCTTCATTAGTCATTTACCTCAGCCTTTAGACATTATAGAATACAATCTCACCAGTTGATGGATCGTAGTACAGTTGTTTTAATCCTGTTACATCTGTAACTGCTCTAACGGGCTTAACAGTAAACGAGTTAGCCGTTGTTTGATCTAAGTTTGCACCTGTCGCATTAAGAATAATACTGTTTGACGCTTGAACAGTTGCACCAGCATTAGCACCAATCGCAACTGAGTTTGCACCTTGATTATAGAATCCTGCAAAAGAACCAATTGACACAGTATTGGGTTTTGTTGAAATACCACCGCCACCGGCTTTAAAGCCTATACTAACGCTGTAATTATTAGCCTTAGTCTCTCTACCAATAGCAATACCTCTATATGTTGCCGTTGAACTAACGCCCATCGCTGCCGAGTCGTCTGCCGCAGTAGCACCATATCCATATGCTATAGCAGCAGAACCTGTTGTTGTTGCTTGATAACCGACTGCTACGGAATCTAGGTCTGCTTTCGCAAGACTACCGATCGCAACTGCACCACTGCTTATACCATTTGCTGGTTGGGGGTAGTTAGCACTAGTCCAAATACTAATAAAACCAGCACTTGTTGTTCTTACAAATTTAATGGGAGTAGAACCAATCGTAATTGCTTCTGTATTTCTACAAATGAACGTTACCCCTGCCATATTAGTACCTTGTGATGCAACAACAGAAACACCGCCCATCAATGTAGTAGCACCAGTGGTAAAGTCATTCGCTCTTGTCCATGTTCCAGAACTTGCAATATAGATGCCATTATTAACATGACCATTCATAGGATCGCCTGCGTTTTGGAAAGAGACTAACACTCGGTCACCTTCTTGCAATGCTACCCCATCAATCGTTTGTAATCCAGCCAAATCACTCAATAATCCTATCGCAGCGACTCTAACAGGTTTCAACTGATAACTATCACTATTAACTGTAGCGAATGTCAAATTACCTGCGCCATCAGTCTGCAGATATTGGTTAGCACTTCCGCCCGTAACCTTTACATTACTAACAGGTCCTAAATTACTTTGTCCAGATACATTAAGACCAGTTAACGTACCTAAACTAGTAATATTAGATTGTGCGCTGATAGTTATATTGCCTGCGTATGCTGCATAGTTAGCATTAACTGAAGTATTGGCTTGACCATATAATGCGCCAACAAAATAGTTTGCTGTTATGGAATTACCAGCAGTGATATTACCTACTCCACTGATATTGCTACCTGTTAGATTTAAATCATCACCGCTAGGTAATTCTTCAATCGTGCTTGAAGTTGTATTAATTGTTAATGGAACTCTTGTGGCCATTTGTTATACCTCTATAGGTTGAGAAAAGAAAGCATTGATTGACTGTTCTATCCCTTGATCGGTGATGGGTACAGAAAAATATACTTCCGTATTACTTATATTTACATTTGCTGAAACATCTGTTATTTCCTTAATGAACACAAAATTACTGTATTCTACTCCATTAAGAATAACATTGTTGTTTAATATCATATAATCCATGATTTGTTCCTTAACTATGATTTGCTCTTGCGCTACTTACAGTAACTATATTACTGTTATTGGTAACTGTTCTATTAAACGTACTGCTATCCGGGAATGAAGTTGAACCAGGTGTACCGTCGCAAATCAAATATAATTGAGTATTTGAATCAACTGTGAATGGGCTTGTTGCCAACGAATAACTTGCACCAGAATATCTATTAATATTACTAACTCGCATATTATCCATATAACCATTCCACACTACACCATATTTACCCATTCCGAATGGAGTACCTGTGCTAGTAACGCCACCTGCGGTAGTTTGTGTATCTGCAAAGGTATTATTATTCAAACTAACTTGTTTTCGTTGACCATCAACATATAAAGATACAGTTGAAGTGGTGCCTGATGTGGTGACAACCATGCATACATTATGCCAAGTATTCAATGTCATAACGTTACTATTGGTTTTTATAAAAGATTGACCTGGATTCCAAAAGTAAAATTCTAATGTGCCGAAAGCACCTGGGCCAAAAGTCCAATAGTTAGTTCCACCTGTATCTTGGTTACCAGGGCCTGGGTTAATAGACCCAGGCCATGCATTCATATAAATCCAATATTCAATTGTATATCCCGTTGTATTCTTCCAATTTATTAAATTAGTAACGCTGGGCACACTTAAATATTGCGAACTATTATTGGGGAAATAGGCATTATTACCGAACCCACCTGTAGCAATAGCAGGTGGATACCATCCAACTCTGCTAGCAAACATCAGACATACCCCTCTGTCAATGAAGCATAATATGTTGATCCATCATAGAATACGCTCATGATATCAACAGAGTTTGCTGCTGTGGATAATGTTTTTACGTTACCTGCAAACTTCATTGTGGACGTTAATGTTCTATTGCCCGTACCATCTTGAGTTAAGATGATAGACATGCTTGTGCCTGCGGTTGCATTCGCTAATGAACTTAATGTGATATTACCAGTCAATGTATATTTGTATATTGATCCTGCTGCAGCATCAGGGGTGATTGTAGCAGCACCAGTATTGCCACCGTTAATTACAGTTTCGGCAAATTTTACTAAATTTAAATTAGATATATTTGCAGTACCGCTTACGGTTAATGTAGTTAATGTACCTACTGAAGTAATGTTAGGTTGCGCTGATGAAGTTACTGTAGCAGCAGTAGCACTAGTAACGCCAGTTAACTGACTACCGTTGCCCAAAAAATAACTAGCAGAAATATTACCGGTTGAAGTAATATTAGCCACGCTACTGATTTGAGACCCCGTAAGGTCTAAATTATCGGTAGCGGGTAATTCTACGATTCTATTCGTACTAGCATCAATTATTAGTGGAAATCTATTTGCCATAATTTTCTTTCATTAGTTAACATATACGGTAACGTTACCGCTAGAACGAGTTTCAACTTCAAACGTATAGTTTGTGATTGGAACCGTAGATGGACCTGAACGAGTGCCTACTAATAAGTTTAGGGCGATACTTGTGAAACTTAAATTACCAGTTCCATCTGTGCGCAATACTTCATTATTAGAACCACCTGTCATCTTGACATTAGCGACAGGACCTAATGATAGATTTGCTCCATCGTATGTTACTGTAGATATACCACCGAATGATCCACTGTTGTTGTATTGCAACTGAGTATTGGAACCACCGGGTGATCCAGTGCCACCTGTTGACGGGGCCCATACACCATTACCATATAATACGTTACTAGAACTTCCGTCTAGGTTGAGTTCAGCGATATTACCGATACCATCAACGTTAGCCAATTGAACGCTATTAGCAATATCTGCATAAACTGCATTAACATCGGTTAAGTTAAATCCATTACCCTCAAAATAATTAGCAACTACTAGATTACTTAATGTAGCAGTACCATTGTTATAGAAGGTGAATTTATTACCACCACCGTATAAATTACTTGCGTCAGCATCTAATACGAATGCGTTTGCAACTAATTCAATATTACCGCGTTTGAATGTTCCGGTAACTGCACTAAGATCATTTGGGGCACCTGTACGTAAGAAAATTCCACCAGTCGTCAAATTACCAACAGTAACGTTACTTACGTTAGAACCACTTGGTTTCTTGAATTGACCCGTTTCAATATTCATATCAGCAGTTGTGACATTGCCTATTTGAACATTATTAACATTATTAGTAGTGGGACCTTCACCTACACCCGTTGTGCGGAAATATAAGTTATCAACTGGTGTGATGTTACCCACTACGACGTTAGATATATTGGCGAATAATCTTACGCCAATTCCATAATCATGCCCGATATTAACGAAAGTAGTTCTAATATTTGCAATATTACCATTACTGTGAGATATATTAGCAGAACCGAATGTATAATATTGTGTTCCTAAATTTATATTACTGGTAACTGAATAATCATTTCCTCCAGTATTAACTGCAGAACCATCTATACGAACTCCACCGGCACTAATTGTGTTTGCTGTTTTATAAGTAATAGTACCTGAGTTGGCTTGTAAACCAGAATGCGTTATGCTATTAGCGATATTAGCAGTAATAGCACCTGCACGTATGAATAATCCCCCACCGAGAATATTTTTTCCAGTGATATCATCAGTCCATGCATTACCCGCCCATAAAGTCAAGGGGGCCATGTTTATATTTGCAGTAGTATTTGATATTCTAACTGCATTATTACCCATTTGGCCAGCAGCGACCAATAATCCGCCTGCATTTACTGAAACATTATTGGCATCTGCACCTTTGACGGTAAAGATACTATTTCCATTCATAGGTCTAGCAATATTTCCTGCAGGCATGGATATATTACCACCAACCGTCAAAATATTACTTGACTTATCCCACGTTAAATTAGCAGAACCGGCAAATGCACCATTATCATTAAACTGAATCTGTGTGTTAGATCCACTTGCTCCGCTGATCGCAGGGGCCCATGAACCATTACCATATAATACATTGCTTGCGCTACCATCAAGATTCAATGAAGCGATATTGCCCACGCCTGATACGTTAGCCAATGCGACACTGTTAGCACTATCAGCAACTGTAGCACTACCGGCGAATGTTGCATAATTTGCATTAGCGACTTCACCGCTTACATTAGCACCTGCTACTGAATTGGCTGAATCTGCTACTGTAGCACTACCCGCACTTGTCGCATATGTTGCATTTGCTACCTCACCACTGACATTTGCACCTGCTACGCTGTTTGCAGTATCAGCAACATTAGCATGATTGGCACCACTTACATCACCTACTACATTGGCACCATCTACTGAATAAGCAGTTCCCGCAAAGTTGGAATAATTTGCATTTGCTACACTTGTGACTGCAGGAATAGCATTCCATGTACCATCACCACGCAACCATTGTTCAGTGTTGCCCGTAATGTTCAATGTAGCAATGTTACCTAACCCAGAGACGTTGGCTGCTGTTACTGAGTTTGCGCTATCAGCAACCGTAGCATTGCCTGCATAACTTGCGTAATTTGCATTGGCTACTTCACCACTTACATTTGCACCTGCAATACTATTGGCTGAACCTGCACTTGTTGCGTATGTTGCATTTGCCACCTCACCATTAACATTAGCACCATCTACTGAATATGCTGTGCCAGCAAAGTTAGCATAATTGGCATTTTCTGTACTGGGTAATGCTCCCCAATATCCATTTCCTAATAGAACAGAACTAGCATTACCATCTAGATTTATGGTAGCAATGTTACCTAAACCAGACACATTCGCTGCTGTTACTGAATTCGCAACATCAGCAATGTTGGCATGATTGGCTCCGGCAACGTCACCTGAAACGTTTGCACCTGCCACGCTATTAGCACTATCAGCGATTGTGGTACTTCCCGCATTTGTAGCATATGCGGCATTTGCTACTTCACCACTTACGTTTGCACCTGCGACACTATTGGCTGAACTAGCAACCAATGCACTACCCGCAGATGTAGCATATGCTGCATTGGCAACTTCACCTACTACGTTTGCACCACTTACTGAATTAGCGACATCACTAACATTAGCATGATTAGCACCACTAACATCGCCTGAAACATTAGCACCGTCAACAGAATAGGCTGTTTGTGCTGTGGTAGCAAAGTTAGCATTAGCAACTTCACCGGTAACATTACTGCCTGAAACACTATAACTAGTACCGCTATAAGTTGCATAGTTTGCATTTGCTACTACTCCTACCACATTTGCTGCGGCTACACTATTTGCAACATCACTTACGTTAGCATGATTGGCATTAGTTGCACTGGCTACTGTTCCCGTAACATTAGCACCCGCTACACTGTTGGCTACTGTAGCGTAATTGGCTAAGTTGATTATACCAGAAATATTACTAGCAGAAACACTGTATGCTACACCGGCAGCATTAGCATAACCTGCATTTGCTGCATATGCCACGTTACTGACATTAGCAACAACGTTAGCATTAATCCAAACACTATTTGCTGCATCATAGGTCATTACCTGACCTTGCAAGGGTGTTTGAACCTTAACACCTTGAATGTCATTTATATTGGGTTCAAATGTGGGACGAACTAGATAGATACCGTTGTTTGCTGTTGGGCTGGTTTCTGCCTTAATAACAGAAGCCATTAATACTTTGATACTATTACCAGTTGGTTCTACGTTAGTCAATCCACCTACTACGCTTGGGTTGAACCATAAGATTGCGCCAGCAGGAAATCCATTCGTGCTTACATCATTGACTTTACCAAACCATGTGACATATCCAAATGATCCATTAGTAATATTTTGAGTAGCGATACCAATGATCCATTCTTTCTTGAATCCTGGCGCACTAGTATTTGCAGGGGACATAAGAATATGATCGCCTTGTACTCCTGCAAACATTACTACTTGACCGTTGGTAATGTTACCTTGGGCTTTGCCGTAGAAATGAACTTCTTGACCAATCTGTTGAATAACACCATTGTATAATCCAACGTTCATTGTACCATCAACGGTATTCCAATACATCTTAGCAGTAGCATACGCTTCACTTGCTGCTGTATCTAATGTAATGCTATCAACTGTGGTAAGATCGCCTGAAATAGCAAGACTTGTTAATGTACCAACACTAGTGATATTGGGTTGTGCGTTATTAGTGACCGTCTTTGCAGTATTTGCACTTTCAACATTAGCAACAGTTCCAATTACTGCACGACTAATTTCTACCTGCACGTTTGCTGGTGGTTCAATAACAACTTGAATACCATTGTTTTTGTTGACTGTTACTTGATTAGCCATTGTTGACAACTCCATCACTATTAACTAAGAACAACAAGAATAGGTATTCGTCATATTCAGGTTGTGTGCCGAATGCTGGGAATGTAACTTTAATTCTACCAGTGAAGCAAGCAGGTTCTGTAGCATTAATGTCTAAGTCAGGATCACCTTGAATTAGATCCCATGTGTTGTCATCAATGACCATGGTGAATGTACCAGCATTATCAAATCTATTTGTGATAGTTAAATCAATGGGTTCTGGTTTGATTGTATTCGCTGCCATTGAACCAGTATCAGTCGTTAATCCAAACTCACCGCCACCTTGAGTTTCACTAATTGTAAAAGTTGTGCTTGTGATGATCTGTTTGACGTAGTATGTTGTATTGATTGCTACGCCACCGAACACTGCCCCAGTAAATTGAATGGGCTTATCAACATATAATAAACTTGTTGAATCACATGTTAATGTATTATCTGCGTCACTAGTACTAGTAACAGTCGCAACCAATGGTACTAGAGGATAATCGTGTATTTGAAAATCTAGTCCAGTACGACTATCGTGGTAGTTTGTAATTGCTCTGCGAATGATTTGAGCAGAGATGGTACAACCAGTTAGATTAGTAGGAGTTGTTCCTGTTTGCCAACCTGAAGTTGTACTTGTTACAGTAGACCAACTTAGGTTCCAGAAATCTTTCTGATTGTAGACAAGATTTTGTGCCAAAATTTGGGCGTCAAAGCCCGCGACTTGATTGAGAGTATTCTCTGAGAATTTAGCCATATGGGCTTCCTTTCGCTTTCTCGCTGATGACCCCACCATGCTAACTCGCAGTTGTGGGGACGTACAAAGTATTTATGCTTGCGTATAAATGTAAACGCCCCCGGCATTAGTTAGAGGTGTATCATATCTCGGACTCCCCGTTATAAAGATTGAACCATCATCTGTAAAAGCAGCATCTTGTGTATAATCTTCTTGTGATATTGGGGCCGGATTTAATGTTTGTTGAGGTATCCACGAACTTCCTAAGCCATATATATAAGTTATGGCGTCACTTGGTGTAGTACCTAATATTGCTGAAGCAATTGATAAAATGTTAACTGATCCGGCAATTGCAACATCATATCCGCTGATATCATTAATATTTGGTAATATGGTTTGCTCTAATGTCCATGTACTACCAGTTCTTGTATAAATGAATGCTCGTTTTGATGGTGCTCCCTCCGATCCATTTCCTATAATTAATTTTGTTGCATTTTTATTAATTGCCCCGGATATAATTCTACCTGTATAATCAGTTAACTGTTGTTGTAGAGTCCATGCCCCACCTGTTCTATAATAAACATATATCCCACCATCAGGGAATACAGAACAAATAAGAAGATAATCCCCGGAACTATCCATACTAATATCATAACCGAAGTCGTTGTCCGTGCCGAGTGGATTTACAATAGTATCTAATTCAGTCCAGGTAGTACCAGAACGAGAGAAAGAATAAACTTGCTCATCGGATATACTACTATATGCTATTCTATCACCTGCATCATTAATTGCTACCTCCCAGCCTTGATTCCTTGGAAATCCGATGGTTGATAACTGTGCTTGTTGTGTCCAAACTGTCCCTGATCTTGTAAATATATAGACTGAACCGGGTACATTTCCATTACTCGGCGCGCCTATTATAGCGTAATCTCCAGCACCATTGATAGCCACACTATATCCAAATGTCTGACCGCTAGTGGCTCCGACGCTTGTTAATTTTTGCTGTAGGACCCATGTACCGTCACTATTAATGAATATATATGCTGCACCTGAAGATGAACCAAATTCATCATCAAAAGGAGCACCTACAATTATATATGTACCATCATTACTGATATCAACTGAAAGACCAAATTCATCATCAATTGTTGGTTCTGGATTTTGTAATAGTTGTGACAATTTATATTGTATGGGAGCCGTGGGAGTAGATAATGCTCTTGAACTTAACGCGCTAAAAGTTGATAGTAGACTCATTATAGATACCTCGTACCACTTGCGAGTACAGTATAAGTAGGTGTATTAGCAGTTTTAATACAGGTAAAAGAATATACCATAATAGCATTATTTGCTATCACTGGAGAAACACCATTAATCCATTTGATAGTTTGGGATACTCCATCAATTTGTATTGACGATATACCATATGCGGTATTACCATTCGTCATCATATATGTACCAATAATGCTATGTTGGTTGGCTACAATACTATTAGCAGTCACAGTAGAATTACCTCTAAAGTTTATAGTAACATTCGCATTTGCAATATCAGTAGCATATCTAATGGATCCATTAATAAGATCAAAGTTATAAGTTCCTGTTGGTAACGATATAATTGTTACTGGTTCAGTACCATATGGCAATGATTTTATAGGAGTGATAGAAAGATTACCGGCAATAATATTAGAGGAAACATTTAAGTTACCGGTTGTTTTATTAAAAGTGAAACCTGCATCTCCACCAAATATGCCACCGTCGTTAAACTGAACTTGGGTGTTGCTTCCACCTACTACGCCATTACCTGATCCTCCACCACTAACCCAAAATAAATTTCCTGTCCCATCCGTTTGTAAATATTGACCATTATTTCCACCGGTAATTTTAACATTACCTACGTTGCCTAAAGTACTTACTCCTGTTACTTTTAATGATGTTAAATTACCTACGGATGTAATATTAGGTTGGGCAGCGTTAACTATATTACCGGCATATGAAGCATAATTAGAATTTTGAATATTACCCCATGATAAATTACCTGTGCCATCAGTAATTAAGCCATAGCCAGGCATGCCACCAGTAATTTCTACATTACCTACATCACCTAAGTTAGTAGCACCTGATACGGTCAATGAAGTTAATGTACCGATAGTTGTAATATTAGGTTGTGATGCATTAATAACATTACCAGCATATGACGCATAATTTGCATTTTCTACATCACCCCATGTTAGATTACCCGCACCATCAGTAATCAATGCATAATTAGCAGTGCCACCCGATATAGTAATATCGCTTGTGCTACCCAATGATAGTTGAGTACCAGTCCATGCAATATTAGGCATGCCATCTAATACGCCACCTGCATTATATTGCACCGTATATAAATTACCACCAGGAATTCCTATCCCACCTAAATAAAAATTTAATTTAGTAGTGTCGGGAGTAATATTAACGTTGGTAACACTTGGTGTAAAATTTATATTGGTTTTTTCCAATATAATATTTGATAGTATTTCAGACATTATTGATACCTCACTATAACTCCGATAGGTTCCTTATTGAAATCAACTTTGCTACTTAACGCGTCTGTACGTGTTACACCTAATGTAATAACCGCTAATACTGAATTAGCACTGTTATTGGCATAATTGACTACTGGGCCTCCACCTGTATTGCCAGTTAAATTTGATGGTATATATAAATATCCAATTCCACTTGCGGCATTAGTAAACGAAGCAGTTAAATTACCGCCTGTATACGAATTAGCAGATGGTGTGAGGTTACCTAATATTATAGTTTCTTGTTCGTCATTATATGTTATTGTATCTGCAGTATAATATTTAACCGTAGTAGTTAACGTCCATGAGGTACAATTTATAGGCTGAGAATTGGCATACGTAAATGCTAAAGGCAATGTATAACTCTCGCCTGTGTATATTTCAATACACTGCATTTCAGTACCAGCGACATTGAGGGTTTTAGAACCATTTAAAAGTAAAGACATTTTTTGTTTCCTTATCTGTATTTATACATTAATATTGCCAACCATTTCCACCATTAAATGCTAATGTTGGATCTTCAATCATCCATGCTCCAGTAGTTATGTACACATTGGAACTTGCTGTAGGATTTTTAATTGCTGCGCTCATTTTAGTTACTATCCAATTGGGATCAATATTTGTTCCCCTAGAATGGAATGTAGTAGTTATAGTTTGAGGTCTATTAGCAGTTAAACTAACTGTATGAACAGTAGCCCAATCTAAATAATATCCCTGCTCAACTAAAGTATCAGTAGCATACCATGATGCTCCACCAATTTGAATATTACAATCTACATCACTGACAACATTAAATGTTCCAGTATATGTTAACTGGTCTCCTTCTGCTGTGCTAGAGTTGGTCTGTGATGGACCTACTGCTATCCAACCATTTTCACCATCGTACCATGAAAAGAATGAATCTATGAAATTGATTGATTGATATTGAGCATTGGCTGGTTTGCACATTCCTGTACTATTCGCCAAAAATCCATCTGCTGTAGAAGCAGCATTTTGATACCATGGATCCCAATCGGTACTTGCTTGAGTATAAGTTCGTATACTAGCCATACCATTACTTAGGTATCGTTCAATACCACCGGGTATAATCAATGATATACCACGATGTAAAGTGGTGAATGCATTTGCGAAAGGTCCTGTAGACCCACCCGCTACGTTGTAGGCATTGAACGATCCGGATGCTTCATAATCAAAAGCATTATACGCATTACCGCCACCACCTCCAGTGCCGTTAGCGATATTGATAATTCTACCATCAATACCTACGGTAATATTAGTGCTGGTATAACTACCTGCGACTACTCCAGTGTTAGATAAATTATTGCTGGCTATGGTGTATAATTTAATATTATTTCCAGATATACCACCTGTATTACTATTAGCATCATAAGTAGTAATTGTAGGTCCTGGCCAATTGGCAAAACTTTCGGGACAACTATTACTACGGGAACCTACGAAGTTATTCTTTGCAGTTACAGACCAATAGTAATTGCCCTGTGCTAAATCTGTTACATCAATTGTTACAGCAGTATTAGCAGCATAGGGTTGTGCATTGGCTGAATTTACAGAACTATATAATTGATGGCTAGCACTATTATTGCTATTGCCATAATTGAAATCCATATATAAAACTTGACCAACGCTAGGCACAATGCCAGTTACGGTCATTTTAGCGACGGTACCTGTCAAATCTACTGTAACTGTTGGACAATCAGGTGTACCTATAATATTAGGATCACTTAAACCACTGTTAGATGCTGGAATGTAGTCTTGTACTGGATTGTCAGTATAAACGGTATCACTGTATTCAAACGCAGTTAATCTAGCACCTAATGATCCATCGGCATATTTTTCTTCAGCGACGTTACTTACGCGGAATAGTTTATCTTCCCAACCATATTGACTATTGGTAACACGAATTACATCGCCCGCTTCAACAGTAATACCACTATAATCTGTAGCAAAATTGATCACCAATTCTTCACGACTTTGATATAGTCTGCGAACACCTAGGTATTTTGCTTGAACTGCATTGTTAACTTGCGGTAATTGAATCGTAAGTTTATTTGGTGGTTCATTGGGTGAAAGTAGTGTTGGATCAACATCCCAAAGACTTAACAATTGGAAATCAGTTTGATCCCTAATATATTTGTTGGGATATTGAACTTCCATTTCATTATATGTATTGTTCAAATCAGTTGGGTTAACTTCAATACCACCGATCAAATTATTATCATCAACTACAAATAATTCTTCAAAAGTGGTATAATCGGTATATGCTTGATTAATAACAACACGCCATTTACCAGTTATTTCACTATATTGCAACCAACTATCACAACTATCAACTAATTGTTGTAGGTTAGTTAAGCAATCATAACCTGTATTGATAGGACCATCAATACGATATCTTGTTTGCGTTGCAGGATCACCATTTACATCAGTGTAAGTAATTAAATCATCTGAATACGCATTCAATGCATCCAAACTATCTGTGTCAATACGATTTAATGGTATAGCACAGCCATAGCGTGAATTTCTTAGGTAATCAAGAAGCACATCACCGGGCTTAGTTAAACTGTTTTGTAATTGAAAAGTGAGACCTACTAATCCTCTAGTGCCGGCATCGTCATTGTATTTCACCTTCATAATGGCGAATGCTGTATTTGTCATACTTGCTGATTGTCCATTAGCAGTGTAGATACCTTGATTCCAGCGCTGGTCTTCCGCAATTTCACTATCACTTAAAATATCTATGGCAGATTGTCCACCTGTGTTAATTCCAGAATTAGAACCATTGGGGAACAAATAAATCCAAATATTATCTTTGACTTTCTCATCAACTTCGGGTGGGTCAGTCATGATATTCTTTAAATTCATTACTTTAGCACTATCTGCCCCAGTACCAAAGGTTACTAACCGACCATCGTAATAAACATCACCGAAACTATATCCACTACCAACAGTGGTGTCAGTATGTTCGGCAATTGCTACTACATACCACATTGTTTTATTATCGGTGCTTATCTTAGCATCTGTGATTACGCCCGATACGAATGCGCTTCCATATATTACGGGTAATTTATTGTCCGTAGCCGGTGGCAATTGTACTCTTGATCCAGCGTCCTGTGCGCCACTAGTATTTGCTCTTTTGGCGATTAATTTGCTGACACCGATAGTTAATAAAGTTCTAACTGCAAATGCGGCAATCGTATTACTTGTTAAAAAAGTTCCTATAGCAGTTGCTGCTGCGATTAATGTGGTCGGCATTTCATTGACTCCAAATACTTTCTATGGGCCTAAATCCAAATTTTTCATAATTTAATTTAGTACCTTCCATTTGACTTATTGTGTAAAAAGAAATTTTATTTTGTTTTTTTAACTCATTGCATATATTGGTATATTCTTTTAACAATCTATATCCAGTACTACCACCGCGATATTCTTCATCAACCCAATATGCTATTTCATTAATAATTAATTTTTTATTATCCCATAAAAATGGTGTACAAATTCCTAATATCATTCCTGTTAATTTATTATCATGTTCACTTACTACTGCTACACCAGCACCAGCCAATATTGTAGATAATAATTTTTTGGCAGTAGTGTCATCAGTAATTTTTATATCAAGAAAAACACCGCTAGCATGATAATGCCAGAGTAGTTCAATTATTTGGGGGATATCAAATTTATTTGCTTGTCTGATTTTCATCATGCACCGCCACCTTCAAAACCAGGATTCGGATTAGTATAGGGCAATTCTTGACCTATTTGACCTTCTAAACTTGCACCGCTCGGATTATTTGTTTGTTTTACTGGTTTCTTACCGAAGTCAAAGTTTTGTCCAGCAATACTTGAAACATTGTTCATACTGCTATCAGTACTGTTGAATACTTGCCAACTTGATTTGTTAGTTTTTCTTCCAGCAATACGATTCTCTAACACAGTTTTATAACTGCTAGCATTCAATGTAACGGTGAAGTTGTTTATCTTTTCTTCACGGTCTTCATTGATGTTATAACTGGTAACAATACCGGTGAATCGTGTATAAGTGTTTTGAAGAACAAAGTTATTATCATAGAAACCTCTGATAATTTCTATTTCACTGCCCTTGATCTTTTTATCTAACACAACATAAATGTTGTTTCCATCAATACCACTTAATGAAATACTGGTATCAGCACTTGTTACACGAAGGTCTCTGTTCTGAACACCAACCGCAAGTAACCCACCCATTGGTGAATATTCTTGCCCATCTATTGTTTCAGTCTTATAACTTGAACTAAATGTATAGACGTTCTTGTCGGCAGTGTTTGAAACATCGTTATAAATGGTTAGTTTAATAAACTCAGCATTGATATTAAATGGTTGATTAATTACCTCTGGTATATTTTGCATAAATTATTCCTTTCACGCTGTACCAACATACTCATACAATTGAAAACTATCACTGAATTCAATTAGAGCATTATTAATTTTTGTTCCAAACTGATTATATAATGCGCCACCTGGAATCAATTTATATGTTGGCATATTTGGACAGAACATCTTAAACTGACAATTTGCTCCTACTCTTATTGGTAATCCACCTACATTACCTGTTAATATGTTCGGTCTATTAGTAGTTATCGTAACTGTACTACTACCTCCCATAACTGCGTTAACTACAGTAAACGGATATGGATAAGCATTACTTGCACCTATTTGAATTAAATCATTAGGTGCAAAGATAGTGCGGCCGGTCCCTACGATAGGTATATTAGTCAATGTTAATTGATTACCAACGAAACTTTGAACTGTAATTTGATTCAACTGTGTTGTGGATAATGAACCTTGATATTTAAAGATCCAGTTAATGCAAGGATTATCGTTGAAAGTAATGATTTCAGGAAGATAACGATCAATCTTATCTAGACCTTCTAATACTGCTCTTAATTCACTATAACGATATGCTGGTGGAAAATCTACCGTGAATTGCCATGGATTCTTAGTAGGTGTCACACTAGTTCTTGGTATCTCGTTCTTAGTGATTTGAGTACCAACCACTTTTCTGCGATTG